TCGCATTAGCAGCTTGCTTAGCCACTTCTTCAAATCCTGCCAAGTCGATTGCAATGAAGTAACTACCATACTCAGGTTCCACACCATATTTGATCCAATCTTCTTTAAAAACATCGCTTCCTGCGTTGTCAAAGGATGCCAAGTACTCCTGCTTGAAAGCAAATGAACTCAGCGTTTTCTTGGCAGACTCAATCTCAGTTGGGTCTATCAATGGGTTGTCTTGGGTTGTGAAGTGCCAGGACTTCCAATCAGGATCAGATTCTTCTTGGCCCATCTTGAACAGATCATAGAACCAGTTGCGACCCTTGGGAGTGCCGATAAATATGGCTCTGCCCTTCTTGTCTGACAAAGAAGCACGAATCACCTGCTCCCAGGCTTCAGGCTTAATGTCCGCAACCTCGTCTAGCACCGCATAGGTAAGAGACACACCCCGAAGGGTATCTGGTCTATCAGCACCACGAACATAAATCTTTGCACCATTTATCATGGTGATGTCCATGTTGTTGATGTGACTAGCCTGGATAACATCCCTGCCAATCTCTAACAACACATCCCAAATGATCTGCCTTGCCTGACCATTAGTGGGCGCAACATAGAGAACTGCACTTCCTGCTGGGCAACGCAATGCTTCAATAATTAGCGTAGTAGCCGCTAACCTAGACTTGCCACAGCGCCGACCAGCAGCCACAACCTTAAACCTTGTTTTGTCAGCAAAGACTGTTTGTTGCCAAGGAAGGAGTGAGAAGTTGAGGTCAGACATTTTTTGTTTCTACATCAGTCACATCTTGCAGGGGTTCAATCTCTACGCCACCAATGCCTGTGATGTTGATGGTAACAGCATTCCTTTGCTTGCCTTCTTTCTCAAACAGGCTGACGGGAAGCATCCTATCCATACAGAGTTTGAGCATAGCGGCCTGTGCTGGGTGTTCATCATTCATAGCAATCTCAATTGCTTTGTGAACAACATTGGAACCTGCACTGTTTATTAGGAGGTCTTTGAGTTCTTTGATGCGCTGAACTTCAGTCTTTGGCAGGAGAGCCGCAGGTCTTTCGGCATAGGTAGCCATAGTGAACTTCTTGTTCACAGCACCTTTTGGGCGACCTTTTTTCTTTAGGTTGTTTGGCAGTGCATCAATCACATTCATACTTTACCCAGTTATGGAAGTTTGGTGAACTATACATTGTTTGACAAGTGGGGTAAACCCTAGTACATTGTTCACGGGGCCATAACCCAGCCCTCCATGCGGTTGAGCCGACCAAGTGGGATAAACATGGCAAATCAGGCGAGTTTCTAGTAGGACTCCCTCAACGCTGAGATAGCGCCAGGGACTACCTGAACGGGGCAAAGTAGCTTGTACAAAGGTTGTCTGACAAACAACAGTTGTCGCCTAGGAACGCAAGTTCACGCATAAGCGTATAAACAAGAGGCTCACTTCTTTAAGAAGTACCACCCTATACGGGTAATGGCTATCGTCTGTACTTCTTAATGTCTGTACACCCACTTCCTTCCCAACAAAAGCTAGTCATTTTTGTAGGTAATCCTAATTTGGCTTTTCTTGTGGATGGGGGGCACCACAAAATCTCTCACACCACACACACCCCCTCCCCCCCTACGAAGTAAGCACACACTAACTAAAGGCTAAGTAAGTGCTGGCTAACTTAGATGTTAGTGAGTACACGCTAACTTATAAGTAAGTGAGTACCTGCTAACATGATTAAGTTAGTGGTTGCAAACTATGCAAGGATTGCATAATGTAAGTGAGTACTCACTAAGCACCATTTTCGGGGTACTTGATTGCACACACAACTGCATACTGGATTGTATACACTATACAAGAACATAGATTGTTATCTTAATACATTATGGTTCATAGGGTAAGCACCTAGATAAATAATGGGGGAACCTAGGGTTTATCCCTATATCAAACCTTGGTTGATGGCGTTATATTTACATCACTGGAAACGAAAACCAGTGACTCCATCAACATTCAATAGGCGTAAACATCATGGACTTTTCCTCCCTTTTATCTGAAGCAGTCAACAAGCCCGGGATTCTCTCCAAGGCTTACCAAGCATTTCACAATTACTCAGTCGGTAACCAAATGGCGGCCATGTCCCAATGCGTGGCGCGTGGCATTGAAGTGGGGCCGATCTCCACCTTCAAAGGTTGGCAGGAAAAAGGTCGATGCGTCACCAAGGGGCAAAAAGCCTTGGCACTCTGTATGCCTGTCACCTTGAAGGGTGAAAAGGACAACAAAGCCACCGGACAAAAAGAGGAATTCACATTCAATCGTTTTGTATTCAAAAACAACTGGTTTGTTTTGTCACAGACTGAGGGTGCCGACTTTGCCCATGAAGTCAAAACCGCATTGTGGGACTCTGCCAAGGCTTTGCAAGCCCTGTCAATCAGTGAAACACCATTCACCATGATTGATGGCAACTGCCAAGGATATGCAAGTGGTCAAACCTTTGCGCTTAATCCAGTTGCTGCTTTGCCACATAAAACAAGGTTTCATGAAATGGCGCACATTGTTTTAGGTCATACTCAGGAATTCACCATGACCGATAACGAAAGGACTCCCAAGGATATAAAAGAAGTTGAAGCAGAGTCGGTGGCCTATATCCTTTGCTCAATCCTTGGTTTGCCTGGACTTGAAGAGTCTAGGGGTTACATCCAGCACTGGTTACGAGATTGTGAGATTAGCGAAAAGTCAGCACAGAAAATCTTTAGCACCGCCGACAAAATTCTAAAGGCGGGACAATAAGGGTTTATCCTAATTGCATGGGGGCTTTTTACCCCTATCATTCAACAATCATTCACTCAATAGGCGTTACATCATGCACCCAACAGACAAAATCGTTGTTATCGGTTCTGCCTTGGCTTTCATGGCCTTGGCTTTCATTCTTTGGACATACTGAAAGGCTTAAATCATGTACACCATTACCATGCACCATAAAACCCAGGCTGATGGCTGGAAACCAGTTAAAACCCTGCCCATTTATTCCCCTTTGTGGGATTCTCACGATCAATCATGGATTAAAACCCTTATCGATCATGGAACGATGGTTATCACCATTGGTTACACCATGTACCAATTAAACCGATAAAACCACAGACTGCAAACCCTTTTCATAGGGGTTTGTGGCCTGGGCTTTTCCAGGGCTTTTTAATAGGTGTTACATGAAACAAACTGTAGGCTTTTCTCAATTCCAAGATGCCTTCCAGCGTTTGCGCCCTAGCAATTTCTCACTTGAAGGGCTGGGCATCCTTTGGGACTATCTTGAACAATATGAGCAAGACTGTGGCGCTGAAATTGAATTAGATGTAATTGCAATTTGCTGTGACTTTTCAGAAAGCGATTGGCAAAGCATCGCAGAAGATTATGATTTTGATTTATCTGAATGTGAAACAGATGATGAAAAAATAGAAGAAGTTAAAAAATGCCTTGAAGAAAATGGCGCTTTAATTGGTGAAGTTGAAGGCGGTTTTGTTTATCGTGACTTTTAAAGGCTTGCAATGATTTATGCCACCCTTGCACTAATCCTACGCATCCTAACCCGCAAAAAATGAAAGGCTTTGAAATGAGTGAACAAAAAATGCGTGATCTGTTTGAATCTGGCGAGTTAACCTGGGCTGATTTATTAGAAATCACTGGTTTACCTGCTCATGTTTTGTATTCAATTTTAGATGATTTAATTTGAAAGGATTATATGAAATTTAGATATGAAAAAACCGATTATGGCTGGAAAGCCTATTTCCTGAAAAACAATGCTTACATTTATTTTGGGCACTATCAAACAAAACAAAGGGCAAAAGAAGCCGCCGATTATTTGTCTCAAAATGGCTATCCAGACGAAAGCAGCCCATTGAGACAAAAATATATGAATGATTACCCTTATATTCAATTCTGAAAGGCTTAAAATGGAAACAATATCACGCGCAAAATTGCGTAATGCGTTACGCACAAAGTATGGTAAAAGAAATTATCGAATTGATCGAAATGATTTAGTCCACATTTATGGGGTTATGCCAAATTCTCAAAGTGTGGGCTGGTGGCTAATGGGCGATATTATTGAGGCTGAATTGTGGCTCGGTTTCCATGATCGAATTGTGAGTGGGCCAGAGGGGGATTATTGGGTTCCGACAATTTAAAAGTTATTAACCACTAACTACGACCCGCCAAGTGCGGGTTTTTCTTTGCCTGTTTTAAGCCCTTGCAAGCCCAGCCATGTAGGGTGCATTGGGTTGACCAAGAAAAGCCTCTTAAACGCCGTTTTAAGCCCTTTGGCAAGCCCTTTTGTGGTCAATCATCATCCTGGTTTGGCAGTGTGGTAACCAAACCCACATAATTTAGGTTCATTTCAGGGTCAAGCCCACAGTTGAAGAAGTGGCCCGCTTGGTCGATAGCAACCTTCAATCCTTGCGTCATGTTACCGCCGCCGATCAATTCCAGAATTGCCCTTTGTTCGGGGCTTAAATCTAGTTTAAAGTCCGTTTGGGTTCGGTTTGGGTTTATCTTGTTTGCCATTAATCTGCTCACGCCAATATAGTGCAATTAAAAGTGCCTCCGCCCTGTTTCCATCTTTTTTGCGGGTCAGTTTTGCTTCAGGCCAAAATGATCGGGCTAAGTCTAGGCTTTCGTTTTTATCGCTTGTCAAGTGAAAATACTTTTTCCATTTCTGAGGCGTTACCAAGTGGAAAGGGTAATTTGTTAATTCAGCAACGGCACTAATAACCCCGACAGCCCTGCCAAACTGAAAAGAACTAGCCACCCCTTGCCCTGGCATTGAATGCACTGATTCCATGCAAATCTCTGCGCCCTCCCTTGGGTCAATGCAACGCAATATCATGTTTTTGAATACGAGGGGCAATATATTCTTATCTTTATGCTCAATCATAAAAGAGTCTAAATAATCGCCATTTGCATCTAATGCACCAACTGCGCCACTAATGCTGCCAGGGTCAAGCCCGATCCAGATTGTCATTTAATCTCCGCAGAAACAAGCGATTGTTTCTTCTTCTTGGTTAAACATATCGGATTGATTCTTTCCAAAATTCATCATCTGGGTGTAGTCAGGTCTGTCTTTGGAAAACCTGCCGCCTATTTTCTTTTCTTGCTCTGCCCACCAAATGGCTCGACTTGGTTCTTGTTGAATGATGCTCATAATTTGGTATGCGCCCTTCATAAAGCATAAATCGCAGTTTCCAAGGGGTGTCACCTTGTCTCGAAACTCAATCCCAAGGTCAAAGCTGTTTGATGCCCAAAAAGCCTGTACATCGGCTTGGTTGACCCCTGCAATCGACAAGGGTGCGTGTAAGGTTTCCCTGAGCTTGGCAACCCTGCGTGGTTCATCAGCCCGAATCCCTGCCATTGTTTGAAATTCATCATGCCCAATCGATGCCATGTAACGAGTGATGGGGTTAATCTTCAACTCTGTGGTGCAAAACCGCATAACTGAGTTTGGCAAAAAACTGCGCTGCTCGATCAACTCTGCAAATGGCTCCCCATTCCTGCTGGCTGTTTCGTGATTCACAACCTTGAATTTCTGTGGATTTCTTGTGAACTCAAGCCAAACAATCGGCACATTCCATTCTTTTTCTATGTCTCTCACAAAGTCCAAAGTGGATTCATGCTCTTTTCCCGTGTTGCAAAAACAGACAATTGCTTCCTCTGGCAAGCTCATCTGGTGAGCCTCCAAAACCTTCCAAAGCATATAAGCCGATGTTCGCCCACCTGAAAAACTGATGCAAGTTGGCTCATTTATCAGAAATGGATTCATATTGGGCTTTCATG